CGTCTATGTCCATTATTAGCGACCCATTACTAATCTTTAGCGGGAGGATTAGCAAGCCTGTGATTCAAGAAAACCCAGATAATAGCACTTGTACTTTAGCGGTTGAAGCGGCTAGTCATTGGGTTGACTTTGATAGGAAGACAGGTCGGCACACCAACCATTCTGAACAGCAAATCTGGTTCTCTGGTGATAAAGGTTTTGAGTTCTCATCTGAAGTGATGAAAAACATCAAATGGGGTGCGGCATGAGTTGGGGCTGGAATGATTCCCCGTATGGCGACCAGATAGGTTCTGGCTACGTTAACACCAGTTCATCATTAACTTTCACCAATGTAGCATCAGCCATTGGAGGTGCTTTGGGGAACAGCACTGTCCAAGCTGTGCTGGCAGTTGCCGCGCTAAGTTATGTGGGGTCTTTAATTGATTCATCACTTGGGCTAAGTGACGGTGGTGATGGTTATAATTCACCCAATGCTGGAAAATCTGTACTGGTCAATAAAACCTCATCTTCTGAGCAATTATATGTTGTTTACGGGTATAGACGGGTCGGGGGAACAAGAGTATTCATTGATGTTGATGGCGAGTATTTACACATCATTCTAGCAATGGCAGAGGGTGAGATTGAGAGTTTTGAAAACATCTACTTTGCAGACGAACTATCCACTTTGTCGAAATTTGATGGCGAAATTGCTGAAACATACACGCATATAGGTGCTGACGGTCAAGCCGCTGACTCAACGCTGATGGGTCGCATCGACAAATGGACTGATGAGCATAAATTGTCTGGAGTGGCTTACATTTATGCTAGGTTAAAGTTTGACCAAGATGTTTGGTTTGGTGGAATACCAACGATTACTGCCGATATTAAAGGCGTTAAGGTTTACGACCCAAGAACAACTATGACCACATGGAGCGACAACCCAGCTTTGTGTTTGCGTGATTATATGACCAATGCGCGATATGGGCGCGGCATTCCAACTAACCAGATTGATGATGCTTCTTTTATTGTCGCGGCTAATTATTGTGATGAGATGGTCACAAAAGGCGGCTCAAGTCAGAAGCGTTATACCTGTAATGGGGTGGTTAATATAGATGACCCCTCAATGACTACTGTCAAAAAGATAATGACAAGTTGTCGTGGGATGTTGGTTTTTTCTGGTGGCAAATACAAGCTACTGATAGACAGGGATGCAACGGCATCATTTACATTCAATGAAAGCAATATTGTAGGCGATTGGTCTATATCGCTAGGTAACAAAGATAGTGTTTTTAGTCGATGCAAAGCCAAGATTTTCAACAAAGATAAGTCGTGGCAAGATGATTTTATAACTGCTGACTCACAGGCATACCGCGACACTGAGAATGGGCTAATGCTTCAGCGTGACATAATGCTTCCGTTTACTAGTGACGAAGCGACAGCTATGCAGATAGCGACCATCAACATGAAGCAGTCGCGCAACTCAGTTTCCTGTTCATTCACGGCAACAATTGAGGGGATGAGAGCAGAGGTTGGCGATGTTGTTTACCTCACCCATGCCACTCCAGCGTGGGTTAATAAGGAATTCAGAATCACCCAAATATCAATGCAGGGGTCTGATGAGGTAATCATATCCGCTATAGAATACAACGCAACAGCATACGATTTTGGCACGATTAACGTATCTGACAGCGCACCAAGCACCAACCTACCTGACCCGTCTGTGGTTTTGTCACCGATAGATTTATCCATTGGCGAGGAACTTTATTACACATTATCATCCAGTGGGGCAAAGGCTAGGGCGATACTTTCGTGGGTAAACAGAGACACATTCACGCAAGGTTTTGATGTGGAGTATAAACTTGCCGCTGAGTCTGTTTACACTTCAGTGACATCAACTAAAAACACCAGTGCTTATATCAACGATTTGGCGGTAGGGGCTTATAATTTTAGGGTACGCGCGACCAACACATCTGGTGTGCGCTCATCTTGGACATCAGCTAACGGAACTTTGATAGGGTTGTCAGCACCACCAAGTGACATCAACACTTTTAGGGTTCGTGCTTTAGGTTCATTCGCGCATTTATCGTGGGATAGTGTTACTGATTTGGATGTTATTTATGGCGGTTATATTATTGTCCGTCATTCTGAACTGCTAACGGGTGCGGCGTGGGAAGATGGTCAAGTATTCAGTGACAGGCTGACGGGAAGCGTGACCGATACAGTTGTTCCATTAAAAACTGGAACATACATGGTTCGGGCTGTGGATTCCAGTGGCAACTACTCTGTGAATTTCTCAAGTAGCACCACAACCGTGAAGAACGTAAACGCTTTTAATCTGGTTGAGTCACTACAGGAAGATGGCGGCTTCAGTGGCATAAAGGACGACATGGTTGTTGACGGATTGACATTGAAACTGTCGGGCGCACCTTTCTTTGTATTCCAAGAGGACGGATTTAAACTCTTAACCGAGGATGGTGATGAACTGACGCGCGAGGTATCGTCGACATCATCAGTCGACTCGCATGGCACATACGCTTTCAGCAATTATATTGATTTGTTAGCCACATATACAAGCCGCGTCTATGTCGAAATGACTGCTGTGGCTTTCAAGGTTAGTTCCACTTTTGACGTAAGAACCGAGGATATAGACACATGGGCAGACTTTGACGGCACAATTTCATCAGACCTTGCTAGCGCACAGATTGAAATTAGGACAACAACTGATGACCCAAATAGCGCACCGACTTGGACAGATTGGCAACGGTTAGTTATTGGGGATTACAGCGCAAGAGCCTACGACTTTCGGTTAGTAGCCACCTCATCTGATGCAGATTACAACGTTCACATCACCAAATTAAAGGCGGTGGTTGATATGCCTGACAGAGTTGAAACGGGCAGGAATATAACTTCTGGTTCATCTGCTTATGATGTGGTTTATGGCAGTGAGTTTGTGTCGTTGCCCACAGTAGGTATTACCGCTAATGACTTAGGTTCAGCTAATCATTATGTGGTTTCAGCAGAATCGCGGACAGGGTTCACGATTAACTTCTACAACGGAAGTGGCTCACCAATAGACAAAAATTTTAACTTCCAATCAATAGGCTACTGACATGGCGCAACACGATTATGTAATAAATAACGCGGCTGGTCTTGCTGTGAGGGGTGATATTAATAATTCACTTGAAGCGGTGGCTAGTGCCAACTCTGGCGCAACAGAACCGTCAACAACGTACCCTTATCAAGAATGGGCTGATACGACTAGCGGCAAACTTAAAAGGCGCAGCGGAGACAATTCTGCATGGATAGAAGTGGGCAGTTTGGCTGATGCAAACATGGGTTTGTTAGTTGCTTCCAACAACCTATCTGATGTAACAGCACCATCTGCGCTTGTCAATTTAGGCATAACCGCAACTGCGGCTGAAGTGAATATCTTGGATGGAGTTACAGCGACCACTAGTGAATTGAACATTATAGATGGCGTTACAGCGACCACTAGCGAATTGAATATATTGGATGGCGTGACCGCTTCTGCTTCTGAGTTGAATAAACTAGATGGCGCAACGGCAACTACCAATGAGATTAATGTGCTGGATATGTCAGCATCAGGGTCTACATCAGGGCAAGTTTTAACATCTAATGGCACAAGCTCAACACCGACATGGGGCGCGGCTTCTGTAATAGCACAAGTGAAGTATGTGCAGACTAGGGCGCAAACAACCTATGCCGCAACAACCAGCGGAGATGGCACTGTAATCACCGAATTAAGTATCACGCTAACGCCACAAAAGGCTGGCAATATTGTGATACTGGATTGGCAGATTAACGGTGAAGCGGATGAAGACATTGGCTTTATCGTTACTCGTGAAGACACAAAATTAACTGATGCGACCAACTCAGCTAACAACAGATGGGCTGTTATCACAACCAGCCCTTATGACGCTAATGACTATTCCACCCCTGTTCAGAACCGCGTGAGAATTGTGGACACGAACTCGCTAGGTGTGTCATCGACTTATAAGGTGTTGGCTAGAATGACATCATCGACTGCTAAGACTCTGTACCTTAACAGAACGGAAGGCGGTACGGGCGCAGATTCCCGCGAAGCACTGCTGTCCTCTGGTGTCGCAACGGAGATTAACACATGATGATTCAAGCTATTATTAATCTTGGCTGGGATAAACCAGTAAGCGTGTCAGAAGATGGGGTGATTGATTGGTATGGCGCACAAGGATTGCCGCAAGCTGACATTGACGCAGAAGTCGCAAGGCTTGAACAGGACAAAGCTGACAACCTCTATGCTGTCAAACGATTAGCCGAATATAAGAAACTCAACCAGTTTGAAATGCAATTTGATGACCATATTAACGGCTCATCTACATGGGTTGACGCTATAAATGCGATTAAGGCGAGGTTTCCTAAGCCGTGAGTGATTTCAAGGGTTGGATAGTCGGAACAATCAGATGCCATACATCTATAGGAGGCACTGTTGGCAGTAAATCTCTACTGTCAGGCTGTCTCTTATACACATCTCCGAGCC